GCCGTTATTGCCGAAGTTGTTGCGATGGCATCTACATTGCCAGAATCACAATCAGAATGGTATTTAAACGAATGTAAAAAATTATTATTTTTAGCTTACAACAAATCACAAAATGAACTGTGTAGTGAAGGCGGTGAATAAATTGTTTCCTAATCAGGATTTAACAGAATTTTACGACCGTAAATTAGGGGTTGGTATGGGTGATATCCAGCGCATGATACCAAAGGAATTATCTGTATGGGCTGTTTATTGCAACCATCACAAATGCGTAAATTTTGACCTTATAAGGCAGCTACCAAAAACCGAACATTTTATACCGTTATTTCTATTTAGTTCGGTTATGTCAGACCGATTTAAGCTACATTGTGAGTTTGCGTTATGGGATAGAAACACAGTTGTAGTTAATGATATTGAACACGATGCTGACGAATACTTTCAGCGTAACAAAATACTTCAGGTGGCAGCGCTAATTAAGTTTGAAACACACGAAATACTGATAGCAAAAAAATGAAAAACCGCTGCCTAAAAAAGACAGCGGCCACACATGAAAACAGCAAAAGAGCAAACATTATTTAGGCTCGGTATCTTTACCGGGCTTTTTTAATATATTTTTAGGATTTGGAATAAAACCTTTAAAATAACCAATTATATCTACACCTGTTGTTTGACTAACGTTTTCAAATATTGATTTTAGTTCAATGCCACAAACAAACAAAGCCACGTAATAACTAAGTGTAAAATCCAAATCTAACATCCACGTGAAAACCTGACTTGAAATTATCGCTAAGCAATAATCATTCATTTTGTTTATTGTCCGTCTAAAACCGCGCGACTGTATTTTTTCTTTTAATGCTTTAGCTTTACGAACGCCTGTTAAAAAATCAACTAATAGTAAAAAACTGAGGCAAATAATAAGCGGCTTTAAAATAAAAAGTTGCTGTTTAATTTCGGGCAAAACTTTCATAAAATAGTTAAGCGAATCAGCTGCAATACGTAAAGAATCGGCGGTAATAGTCAGGGAATCCATCAGTAAATTTTAATATAACGTGAAACAATAACCGCGGTAGGCGTACCTATGAAGATATACCACCACGGAAGGGGAACAAATATAACAAAGAATGTAAATGTAAATAATGAAACCCATGTACCAAAACAGATAGGGCAAGCGCCAAGCATAGACCAAGGGTTATTTTTCATATTGTTTTCTACATCATTATAAATGTCTTGAACTTGCTGCAAATATTCTTTATAAATAGTATCAGCTTCATTAGCTGTTTTGTTTTGCAGTTCTTCGTTTAGTTCCTTATCGCGTTTTTGCTTCCACGCGTTATATTTTGCCCATACGCGGTTTTTTTCTTTTGCTTCGAAGTCTAAGTACAGTTTAGAAATAAACTTGCCGTAAGCGGAAAATATACGCCCAGAATAATATTCGCCCTGAATAGGTGATCCAATGCAATAATGCAAAAACTTAATTGCAAAGGCTGCAAATATTGATAGTGTTATAAGGGATAGCATTATAAAGGTGGGAATGGTGGTTCGGGTTTAGGTTTATAGTCTATCAAAGGTAGTGTTTTTACCCATTGAAATTCAGGATTAACACATTGGTCTATTTCTTCAATTGAAATTATCCAATTGTCATTTGCATCTTGAATTGGGTTAAAATAGCTGTCTTCGTCGTAAAGCTGACCGACAATCTCATTTTTTTGCGATTCTGTTAAAAGTCCTACTTGTATCATACTTGTCTACCTAAAGTTGTTTGAAATGCCTGCACGGCTGTGTAAAAATTAGCAGCGTCTGTATCAGTTAAGCCGTCACCGATAGATGCAAATGCGCATTGAAAATCACTAAACTGACTTACGCTACCACCTAAATTTAAACCACCTATCGAAATAGGGAAGTTTATACCTGTTATATTGTCTATATTTGCATTTACACCTGTAGTTACTAATGAATTATTTCTAAAAGATTTAAATGATGAACTTGAAATCCTTGTACTTAATAAAAACGATTGACCTGTTGTTTCTGCTCCTTGATTTCTATTTGTATTATAATTATAAGAATCCATAAAAAAAACATTACTGCCAGACCGTCCGTAAATTGTATACAAAGGTATAAAAGAACCACCAACCGATGCGCCTATCAAACCCTTATTAGCACCTTGTGTATTAGTTCTACTATAATAACTCATATGAGTATTATTATTTGTTAAAGACGTAGAAGGGCTTAAAAAAGTATTTGCATATCCATTAGTACCATTTGGAAGCGCACCATTAGAACTATGAGTCCAACCACCATTAAACACAAGCCTAAACGCTGCATTTGTGTCTAACGGATTTTTCAAATTCCATTTGTGAGTGCTTGCAGTACCACCGACAAACGGATAAATAGCTTTCATCTTTGTCCAAATACCGTAGCCTTTAAGACTAACTACAAGTGTATTTATCGCACTTTGTTGCGTTGGATTTGTCAAGCCTGCTGCCGTAATAAACGCTTGCGCATCAGAGTCAAAAGCAGCACCAAAAACGTAAGGATTTATTATCATCTTGTTCCGATTAGAGTAATTTTTAAACCTGTTGCCGTTCCGTTACCGACCTGATCAATATCAATTGTAATTTCGGCATCGTCAGTTAGCGCGCTTGTTGTAATCGTTGCAGGAGTTGCAGCCGTAACAGATGTTTTTTCTGTATTATCAATAGTTAGCTTTGTACCTAAAACAGATGAACCGCTTTGATTTATGTCAACGGTGAATATAGAACCGCTTGCTTGTGCCGTTGTTAATGAAGCACGAACAGCCGTAAGCGTAAATGCAACTGGCAGCCTAAATGTAACTTTATTAGTGCCCGCAGTTAGTGCTGTTGTTTCATCAGATGCAGCTAACTGTATTTCGATAGGTAGCGTTTGAGGAAAAGCAACACCATTTATCAAACCGACATTTAACAAATCGTTATTGTTCATGTCAATATCGTTCGCACCTGCACTATTACCCGCTGCTAAAACCGTAGCTAAATCACTAACACCGCCACCACTAACTACAAAAAAAAAATCTGTACTTAGTAGTAAAGCAAGGTCAGCGCAATTACCTGAAAACGCAATTGCGGCAGCTGGCAAAACCTGTGTATTAGAAATGTTTGCAGGGTCAAAGTATTCAACATTACCGTTATCTTGAATAACTTTAACAGTTCCGTTAATATTGCATTGTATTTCTACAATATCAGGACTTAAACTGCTTAAAAAATCACCGCTTGTTGTATCATACAAAGCGACATTACCGTTAGCGAGTTTTACTATGTCTATCATTTTTTATAAGTTTATTTGATTATTATATAATCCTACTTTAGTACTAAATTCAATGCAATCGTATTCGATGCCATCAACTTCAATTTTAACTACTTCACCGTTAGGGTCAATTATCTGGCCAGTATATGTGTAATTTTCGTTTAGGTTTGTCATTGTAAAAATAACTGTTTCACCATCTAAAACATCAATGCTGTAATAAATAGAAATACTACCAAAACTAAGCTGCAAAACCCAAACGCCTTCATTTAGCGCATCAACAACAATACCCGTATTAAATACAGCATCACAACTGTTAAGACAGCCCAAATTTAACGTATTTTCACAACAATTACAACAAGCCATATATATAAAATTAAATATTTTCTAAAAAAGGGGGTATTGATTAAAACCCCCTACTAATTGCCCCAAGGTAGCGAAATTTGGCGGCATAGTGATTCTTAACATATCGCAAACGGCTTACATTTTTCTGTAAGACTAAAATCATAACGTAATTCAAAATCAATACTTACTATTTGCATTAAACTTTGCAATGTCTTTGCATCTTTGCCTGTTTCAGCTGAGTATACAACCCATGGTAGTATTTCATTACTGACTGGGAACAAACGCGGGTTAACTATTGCGTATTGCCATTGTACGTTCTTAAAATTCGCACCATACAGCGCAAACTTAACCGAATCTAATAACATACGCGGATCAGCGCATAAGTTCCAAAAAACTAATTTAAATGGAACACGCACATCCAATTCGATACCACAACTTCCGCGC